CGAACCTAAGGTAGCGACTGTTTATGTCTTGGGCTTTAACTCCTCAATCAAAATTGGTATCACTGGCGACTTAGAGTCCTGCGCATTCATAACAGTCCCTTCCTACCGCAACTCGACGCCGCTAAGGTCGAAAAGATTCTCCTCGATAAGTTCAATTCCTCACGCCTTGAAGGTGAATTCTTCAACGTCCCTTTCGAGACTGCTTGCCGCGAACTTGAACGCACTCTTGCCGAATTAAATTTCTTTGAGCCGCGCCAACTGCCCGATGTCGATAAGTTCTTGGAGATTGCCCGACTCATGGAACCTTCCCCTGAACGTCATCAACTACTTTGCCACGCCGCTAAGCTCCTAATAGTCCTTGAGTGAACTTAGCCATATCCCTTGCACGCGCAACGCTTGCTTAAAAGTCTCGTAGTCTATCTCGTCGCCGATGAGCACAGTCGCCGGCTTCCCTAGTGAGGCATATGGCGCGTCTGTTCCTACAAAAACTTTTTCAGCATTGAAAATCCCGCTGACATAAGCTGGCGTGATGTCGTTATCCTCTGAAGGCTCAAAGTCAGTCGTCGCGATTGCTAAGGGTTTCGACGCATCGTCATTGACCGTTACCGGTGCCCATGCGCCGCTTGAATCTTCGCAGATTAAATGTCCGCGCACCACTTCCGAACTCACTTTGACATTGTGAACGATTGCGGCGACCTCGTGACCGCCTATCAAGCCATCTTCGGAGTAGCCCGTTCCTTGTTCATAGTAATTCATACTTATGCCCCCTTAAGTAAGTCCGTTAGCAAAGGCCACCATCTTCTGAGCCTTGGCTTTTTTAATTTCTGCCTCAGTCGGTGCCGGGCAATCAGTCACGCCAGCCGCTCCCGACGTCATTTGGTCGCGTATCAAGCTCGCTATCTGTTTGGCTAAGTCAGTCGTGTTGGGCGTCGGGTGCAATCGCTCCCCTAACCCTTTGACCTTCCCTATGTCGTAGCCTATCGAATTGATGAATACCTGCGCGGAATCCTTGATGATTGGTACCTCGTCGATAATCTCGTCGACAAATCCTAAGGACTTCGCCTCTTGAGCACTGAGCCATAAATCATCTTCCGGCATCACAAAGTTTGGTACCCGCCCTTGATACGCTTGCAGGATTGATTCTTCTACTTTCTCTAGCGTCGTCGATAGCTTATCAAGATTTTTTTTATCGTAGTAGTCAATCAAGAGCGTTTTAGGGGCGTGGAACATCATCAAAGCGTTCGCCGCCATTTTTACCTTCGCGCCAGCCATCGCAATTATCGTTGCTGCTGAGGCGCATAAGCCTAAAATCTCAACCGTTACCGCCTTTGGTTTCAGCAGATTAAATATCGATAGGGCAGAGAATACTTCGCCTCCGCTAGAATTCACTTGAACGGTTATATCATCGTGCGCGTTCTCCGTCAAATATTGTATTCGACTCAGCGTCGATGAGTTTATCGTTTCAAACAAAGTAATGTTCATGCTATCAGCTCCTTTACAAATAAAAAAAACCGCGCAGGGTTATATCTCGATTGTGATTATCGGCTTGAGTTGTCCGTCGAGTGCGTCCGACTTTGCCCAAGATATTTTCTTCAGCCGACAACGTGGCTCAAATTTCTGTATGGCACGCGCACATTCCGCTACGAATTTATTTTGCACTGCATTTATCGGTCTATCAATCATCGTAACGTCGATGCCGAAATCTCGGTAGTTGAAGACGGTTCCTTTTGCTGTCCAAAGACAACATTTTACACATTGCAATATCTCCTCAACTTCGGTCGCTGGTCTCAAGTTCCACGTCGTCTGACTTAATCCGATTTCTAGCGTCACGATTTTATCTCCTTTACAAATTAAAAAAGCCTTGCTAGACTGTCTTTATCCCAGACACGCGCAGGGCTAAAACTTTTTCCGATTATAAAAGTCCCTGCCGAAATTGACAAGGAGGAATCTCTATGAATGAATGGGAACGCCGCCGCTATGAAAAATCTAAACCCGCTTACGAGGCTCTGATGAAAGTTTACCCTTTCACGCTTGACGACCTCGAAGGCGAACTTTGGAAGGAATTCAACGGTTATCACGTCTCTAACTTCGGACGCGTGAAGTCTTTCAAGTACAAGAAGCCGAGAATCCTCAAGCCAAGAATCTCCCTTGATTATCTGCGTGTCGAACTTTGCTTTGACGGCAAGCATAAGTTGTTTTCGGTTCATCGGCTCGTTGCCTTGGCTTTTATCCCCAATCCCGAAAATAAACCCGAAGTCAATCATATCGACGGCAATAAGCTCAATAACCACATTTCCAATCTCGAATGGGTAACTGCCAGTGAGAATACGCGCCACTCCGTAGACACCGGCTTAAAGATAGCTCCTCAAGGCGAAGAACATTACAAAGCCAAGTTGACTAATGAGCAAGTACAACACATAAGAAACAACCCCGGCGGCTTGAAGGGTTGCGAGTTGGCTAAAATGTTCGGCGTTGGCAGAGCAACGATAAGTGAAATTCAACACGGCAAGAAATATAAGAAAGCTGGCGGCACCGTTCATCTAACTAAATCACAAATTCCAAGATTGCCTGCTGACATAAGAAACCAAATCCGCGCTGAATACGTTCGCAATTCAAAAGAATTTGGCTCTTACGCCTTAGCTAAAAAATATGGCGTTGACCATAAGACTATCTTAAGAATCATCAAAGCCAAATAAGTAATGACGAATCGTCGGTTGAAGTCTCTGTTTATATTGCGTCCGCGAACTCCTCGAAAGTCAAACGCAATTCCGCTACCTGCGTCCGCCCGAAACAATCTACATACTCGCGACTTTCCTCCATTGAAGTTATCACGAATTGCCCGATGACTTCCGCCCCGATGACTAGGAAATCTTGATGACCTTCGCGGATATAATCACGAATCAAACGCGCTTGCTCTTCAGGACTGACTCCCAACGCCTTCACTAATTTTATCGTCAAGGTGATTTGCTCTACCTCGTCGCCGACTTTTTCTAATGCCGTCGTCCGATTTATCAGTTCATGCTTTGCATATCTTGCACGACTCCGCCGCTGATAATCGCGGAACGTTAGGACTTTGGTACCGCTTGCCCGCGCTAGTAATTCACGCGTCGTCTCGTCGTTTATCAGTTGTGAGCCCGCTTGCCCTAACGCTTGCAGCGTCGAATTGAGGCGCGTCGCATATACTTGAAATTTTAATTCGCCAAAGCTACCAAGTTCCCCACGCAGTAGGTTTATCCCGAAACTGAAGACATCTTCTAAGAGAGACATAACTAATCACCCGCAAAGACATTATCCGAACCTTCCATAACCGAGCCTCCGCAATCAACAGCATCACCTATCCGCGCTAAGGATTTGCCATTTACAAAAACCGTCGCGCTGCCACTGGCGATATGCGGTGTATGCGGCGGATGTTCCGGGCAGGAGTGCGTTTCATAGGAATCACCAACACGACCTGCTCCGCGACCATTAATCATAACATTTTTTGAGGCTTCAATTAATGCTACCGGATCGCAAGCGTCGTGCCCTGTACATAAATCCCCTAACCGCGTCGCTTTCAATTCAAATCAATCCTATCTGCCTTCAACTTAATTGTGCCCTTCACGTCGATTAACAGCTCATGCTTTGCCCGGTCATATGAAATCGTCGAGCCGTCCTCGAATTTTATCATGCTCACATCTTGATTATCAGTCGGCGGCGGGGCTTTGTCATGATAAAAACTGCCCAGTACGAACCCAACGTTGCTATCGTCATTGGAAGGACAAACGCACACGCATTCATCGCCAACATCGGGAAGGGCAAAGTAAGAATTCTTCGCGCCCGCCGGTATCAAAATCGGTAGCTCGCCACTTACCAAATCATTTCTATCCGGGAACGTTAGCCGGCAACTATGACGCCCCGGATAAACCGCACTCACTATCCCAAACCTTATCATTGATTTTATATCGCTCATCTTTTATCACCTGCTTTCCCATGTTATAATGTCTTCAAGGAGGGATTCATTATGAGAAGTGAATCGTATAATAAATGGTTAGCTCGTCGCAAAGCTAAGGTTAAACTTGACTTTGATTTATTCATGAAGTTTTATCCATTGACGCTTGAGGATTTGCCCGGCGAACTCTGGCAGGTAGTTCCGAACTTTGAAGACTATCACGCATCCAATTTCGGACGGGTGAAGTCATTTAAAAACGGCATGACCCGTATCCTTAAGCCGCGCCTCTCCTCGAAAGGTTATTTCCGTTTCAATCTTAGACGTAGCGGTAAGTCAAAAGATTTTTCTGCTCATCAGCTGGTGGCGTGGCTTTTTATTCCTAATCCCGACAATAAACCGCAAGTCAACCACATTGACGGCATCAAATTCAATAATCACGTTTCCAATCTCGAATGGTGCACGAACTCTGAAAATCGCGCTCACGCCGTGGCTAATAACTTGCATTGTTCGGGCGAAGACGACCCACGCGCCAAACTTACCAATGAGCAAGCTCGCTACATTCGAGATAAGATTGGTACTCGTCTGCCCGATGATATAAGAAACCAAATCCGTACTGAGTATCAAAAGGGCGTCAAAGGTTGTGGCTCCTATGCCTTAGCGAAGAAATACGGCGTCAGTCAGCCAACTATCCTTAATATCTTTCACGAAAAGGAGTGTTTTTAAATGTCAGGTTATTCCGAAGGTGGAGCTAGCACTACGAAGCGTTCCCTAAGAAGTTGGACGCCTCATCACGGTTCAGCTAAGCAAGACATTGATGAGCATTTACCTATCCTGCGAAGTCGGGCGGCTGACCTTGTCCTAAATGACCCGGTAGGCGCGGCGATTGTTCAAACCTTGACTACCGGCGTTATCGGCTCTGGTCTAAAATTATTCCCGCGTATCAAAGCTGAGGACGTTGGGTTATCGCCGGAGCAAGTTCGCCTCTGGTCCCGCAATGTCAAACGCGAATTTAATCTTTGGGCTTCCAATCCTAATCACGTCGACTTCTTCCGACGCAATAATTTTTCCGCTATACAAGCCGTCGCCTTCAGAGCCATGCTAACTGATGGTGATAGTTTTATTCTCTTCAGACGTCGGCAACCTTCAACCTTGTCGCCTTACTCTTTACGTTTGCAAGTCGTTGACGCTTTGCGCGTGAGTAATCCTCTTAGCAACGTCGGCACTCAAACTGAAATGCTCTTCGGTGCTAACAGGATTATTCGCGGTATTGAAGTCGATAAGGGCGGGTCTCTCGTCGCAATCCATATCTCCAATCGTCTTTGGAATGAAACTGACCTTTTGCAGCCCGAATTGACTTGGCAACGCGTTCAATGGTTCGGAACTGAAACCGGTATGCCTAATGTCCTGCACATTTGCAAAGACCAATCGCCCGGACAATTCAGAGGCGTTCCTGTCCTCGCCCCCGTCATCGAAAGTTTAAAGCAAGTCTCCAGATATTCAGACGCTGAACTTTCCGCCGCTATCATCCGCTCTTTCTTCGCCCTCTTCTTTATTAAGGAACGCAATAATTTTAACCTTAACATGATAAACGAAAATGATGCCGTTGCTCCCGATTTTAAAGTTGGTAGCCCTTCAGTTACCGACTTGCCGCCCGGCGTCAGCGTTCAAAGCGTCGACACTGCTAAGCAACAATCCGCCTTTAGCGACTTTACGTTGACTTATCTTAAATCAATCTGCGCGGCGGTCAATGTCCCTTATGAAGTCGTCCTTAAGACCTTCAATAGTTCTTATAGTGCGTCGCGGGCAGCTCTCCTTCAAGCTGAGGAAGAATTCCGCCAACGTCGGCAGGCTTTCATTACCGATTTTTGCGCTCCTGTCTATGAGCAGTTCTTAACTGAGGCAATCGCTCTCGGAAGGATTGAGGCTCCTGGATTTTTTGATGACCCACTCAAGCGGCAGGCTTACTTGTCAGCTGAATGGTTATGCGAACAAAATCATAGCCTCGACGCCGTCAAAGAAGTCAATGCCGCTAAACTTCGTCTCGAACTGGGACTTAGCACTAGGGAAATTGAAGTTGCCAATCTTAGCGGGCGCGACTTCGACGACATCAAAGACCAATTAGAAGCAGACACTTTTGCGCCGACCTCGTCCTGATTCTTCCAAGACGTCTATCTCTTCGCTCAAGCGTTCTATTTCCGCTTGCACCGCCTTTAAATCGGCGCGGACTAATTCCCGCGAACCTACCTTATAACTTTGCCCACGCAAGATTGCCGCCTCTGCCTCACAATATAAGGCTAAGCGGTTTTTTAATGTCGTTAGTTTCATAAGAACACCTCAAGGAGTGATACAATGAAGACAAGCATTTTCTTTTTAGGAGTATTTTCCGCTGGCTTGCTGACTGGAATGGAAATTGAAGGGCATGACTAATAAACAATCAATACATTTCCAACTGACGACTAATTACTCGACGCCGCGCAGGCGTTATTTTTTTGTCGTCGCTGGTTAGGCTTAGCCAGAATTCTTTTTCATCGCCGCTGATGCACGACTTCATTGCCGCTAAGGAATAAACAAAAGTATCTAAGCCTTCGTTATGGCGACCTTTCGGCAGTTGCCACACTTCCTTACTTATCCCGCCAATAAATTTACGTTCGCGCCGTTCGCTTGTTAGCTGCCTAAAAAAAGTTTCGTCGAAGTTGCGCCTTAAGTATTGGTCATCGGCTCCGTAATGAACTTTGCCCGCCTGCAGTAGCGAATAAATTTCCGACTTGCCCGCGTCAACATTTAACGTCGTGAGAAATAACCCACTTTCCTTAAGCCAATTCG